TCGGGCTTCCTTGGTTCGCCCTTCTAACAGCGTTCGGTCCCATCCAAACACCGCGCTTACAGCATCTTTGAGAGTGCTGGCAAATGACTCGCGTCTAAATTCGTGAAAGTTAACTAGATAGTCGGCGATTGTATCCTTGCCGCTGCCAATAAATCCGCAAATACCAATGATCATAATATCCTCCAATTAAGGATATTGTAACATCGCAGAATATCTTTTGTCAACCTATTAAGAATGTATATCCGTGACCGCCCGGAACCAAAGTTTCCAATTCTTTGGTAAGTCTTTCTAAGTCTGTAGTGGCTTCTGATTTCATGGCGGCTCCATTTAGGCTACTGCCGCCGCCAGGACCTGCGATTTGTGCGAATTTTTCTCTGGCCTGGCCTAACATCATTTTACAGTTTGCTAAACTATAATCTTTAATCCATTGTCCCGCATATGTATCTTCTATTATAGCAAAATCTGGACGAATGTTATAACACCAAAGCATAACTTCTTCTTCGCCTCTGGGGCGCTGGAATATCGTTAGTTTTCTTGTTTGAGGGTTAAATGTAAAATTTATAAATGAACCAAACATTTTACCTACTAATTCTTGATACCCACTGAAAAGTTCATAGGTTAGTAATCCGCCCATATTAGTCGAAGACAGCAAATAGGTATTAGTATAGGCCAAGTTAAATGGTTCAAATACTGTGCCGCCTGAGCCGTTGCCTGTTCTAGATCCTATGCTACGTCTATATATCTGTCTTACTTGCTGAATTTCTCTAGGTAAAATGTAATCATTTTCGTCTTGTTTTAAGGTTAGAAATGCATAACTTTCTTCTACAGCATTATCTGATCTTTGTCGGAAAACCGCAAGACTACGATTCAACGCTGTTTCATAATGTTCTGGATCTAATTCTACATCTATCATACCATCGCCCAGCATGGTTTTACAATAGTTATAGACGCTCTGACGGGCTTTATCGATGTTGCTCATACTACTATTTATTACTGCGGTAAATATACTACTATGCCAAGACTCTCGCTGTATCGCCCAGAAAAGGGCAATGATTTTAAATTCATTGATAAAACTGTTTGGGAAATGTTCCAAGTGGGAGGAACTGATGTTCTGTTGCACAAATATCTAGGACCCGGAGTATCTGTGCAAGGAGACACTCCTACAACTCCCGAATATAATACAACTAATCCTACACAAATACAGGATCTGCTATTTCTTGAAAATAGAGATAGAAAATATGATCCAGATGTTTACTTACTTAGAGGTGTGTATAATATACAAGATACAGATTTTAACCTAAGTCAATTTGGATTATTCTTACAGAACGACACGATTTTTATAACTTTTCATATACGCGATTCAGTAGAAAAATTAGGTAGAAAGTTGATATCTGGAGATGTTATAGAATTACCACATCTCAAAGATGAATATGCGCTGAATGATTTACAATTTGCTTTAAAAAGATTTTATGTTATAGAAGAAGTTACCCGTGCAGCAGAAGGATTTTCAGTAACTTGGTATCCGCATTTATACAGAGCCAAATGTAAACCGCTAGTAGATAGTCAAGAATACAAAGACATTTTAGACGGGCTAGCAGGCGAGGGATCTGATATGACCTTGCGTGATCTGATGAGTACCTATGAAAAAGAAATGCAGATCACTCAGGCTGTTCTAGAACAGGCAGAAATGGATGCTCCAAAGAGCGGATACGATACTACTCAACATTATATGTTGCAGAAAGACGAAACTGGAAAAGTTGAAATTGTAACTGCTGATAACACACAGGCATTGGCTTCTATGCAGACACAGGCCACTGATGAGAATGGTGTTGGTTTAGTTGACGAAAACGGAGATCCAATTTATGTTGGTTCTACGGCATCGACGATTTATCAAAGTCCAGACTACAACGGTCCTATAATAGGAGACGGTGACGGAATTCCACCAAACGGTGCTCCATTTACTGCAAACATAGCGTTTCCAACTAACCCTTCAATTGGACAATATCATCTTAGAACAGATTATAAGCCAAAGAGATTGTTTAGATTTAGTGGCACTAGGTGGATAAAGGTTGAAGATGTGAATAGAATGACTATGAATAATCTAGGCTATGAAGATGTTGCTGATGGAGGATCTCCTGACAATATGTTCCTTGACAAAGATGTTAGACTAACTCAAAAAACTTCTTTTGTGAATAATAATGCGCAGGCCACAATCAATGGTAAAGTGGTAAAACAAAAACAAAGCTTGACCAAAGCACTTAGACCAAAGGCAGACGAGTAATGGATTTTTTCTACGACGGACAAATTAGAAGGTACGTTACACAATTTATGCGTATCTTTATTGGATTCAAATATCAAACTGGCGACGGAACGTTACGCCATATTCCTGTAACATATGGCGATTTAACGAGGCAGGTAGCAGCAATTATCATGGAAAATAGTGAAAACAAAATGATGACTGTACCTAAGATTGCCTGTTATATTTCTGGGTTAGAATTGGATACAGCCCGATTGTCTGATGCCAGTTTTGTTAGTAAACTACAGATAAGAGAACGTGCTTTTGACGACTTCTATCCAGACGATCATCCAGATGTAAGACTACGCGGTACTCCAATTTATGAAAATTACCAAGGTGCAGGATATACTGTAGAACGGTTAATGCCTACTCCTTTCAAGTTATCAATGAAAGCCGAATTATGGAGTTCTAATACTGATCAAAAATTACAGATTTTAGAACAGATACTAATGCTGTTCAATCCAAGTTTAGAAATACAAACTACAGACAATTATATTGATTGGACTAGTCTTAGTGTAGTAGATCTTAAAAGTGTGAATTTTAGTTCACGAACTATTCCTCAAGGAGCAGATACAAATATAGATATCTGCACTATGGAATTTACTATTCCTATATACATTACGCCCCCTGCTAAAGTTAAAAAGATGGGAGTTATACGTAGTTTGATTATGAATGTATTCACTGATTCTGGTGATATCATGAGTCTTGAAGATATAATTTATAATCAGGAAGACGGTAATATGGCATTTAGAGAAACTCCTGGTAAATTTGGAATACTACTATTGAAAAGCGATAATGGTCAGGATCGTGATTATGATGTTTCGGTATTAAAACCAGGAGAGGTAGTATCTATGCTAGGATTTACAGTTCCGGTCAAGTCTGGAGAACGTATAGACTGGAACCAAATAGTAAATCTTTATGGCGGTTACAATCCCGGGATCAGCAAAATCTATTTCTTACAGCCAGGAGGCAGCGAAATAGGAGGTACTTTTGTTATTAACGAAGTAGATCCAAGTTACCTTTTAGTTACATTAGACTTAGATTCAAAACCTAGTAACACTATTATCCAGGGTCCTGCGAGATCAAACAATCAATGGACCACAGTTGACGCTATAATAGATCCTTACAAATATAATCCTAAACGGCCGAACGGAGGATTGATTGATCAAAGTGTCATAGCCGGAACAAGATTCCTTATGTTAGATGATCTTAACAATAGTTCTAGCACAGGACTGATTAACCAGCAAAATTGGGATTCTAGCCATCCTTTGGATTCTTCTCAGGGGCAGGTTTATGACGGACCGGATGCTTGGAAAAATTCAGACGGCAATGATCCCGTAATAAAAGCCAATTCTATTGTAGAATGGAGCGGTTCCGCATGGGTCACGGTCTGGAATCCAGACGAACATAGCCTGGATGATGCTAGTATTATCGGCCAAGATTTTACTCCCACATATTTTCAAAATTTACGTACAGGCATACAATATCGTTGGGACGGAGAACAATGGCTGAAGTCGTTTGAAGGCGAATACGCTGCCGGATATTGGAGATTTGATCTAGATCCGCAATAAGTAAGGGTATGCAACAGCGTGCCGGACTGCTATTTTTATCCAAAGACACTAGTAGAATATTATTGATCTTAGAAGATCAAAAATGGACCGTGCCTACTTTTCCAAGGCAGGGCGTATTGATTGATGATGCAAAATTACTGCTTGATACTTATAGTGCCGGCCGAATTTTACCCATTGAATTATATCTCAGCGAAGATCGGGGTTTCGAATATGGAACGTATGTTTGTCTTGTTGCAGAAGAATTCCTAACAAAAGCGTCTGAAACTATCTGCTGGGCTGCGTTGAACAATTTACCAAAACAACTGCATCTAGGTCTGAGAACCACACTAAATAATTCGCTGATAAGAGCTAAATTAGAAACAATATTGGTGCTAGAAAATGATTCCTAAATTACAAAACAGTAAAAAATTCCTAGACGACTTTGCACAGTATCAAGAAAGAATTAAAAAAATCGATGATACAGAGTTAAAAAATCAGTTAACTGGACTTTTAGTCAAACTTAAAGAACAGGTTATATACATAGATCGCAGTCACGAATCTTTATTACTCACTGGTAGGATTTCAGATGACGTCAATGATCAACGTACTAATCTAGCAGCCATAAAAAAATCTTTAGATCAAAAACTGTCTATGTACGAAAGATCTAAGATTATGCCTGCGCCTCTCCCCAACGTAGAATAATCGCACCAGGAGTCGCTGTTCCAGTAACCTTATAAACGTTGATCGCTAACACGTCTGGACCATTCGGAAACGCACCTCTACCACCAATCGCAGTAGTTGTCAATTCTTTTAATTCAGTAAGATTTAACGAAGCAAGATTTCCTGGATTCGTTACGAACGAAAATACCTGTTCTCCCGGTAAAGCAAACTGAGGATCGCCAAACTGGAATGTGACAGTGGCTGCTGCGGACACAGACGTTGTTAATGTTTGTGTAAAAGTGGCTCTAATCACAGTAGTAGTACCCAGTCTTCTAGTAGTCACAGCAGATACCGAAGTATTAGCAGGGAACTGAGTATAACTTGTAGCTACGCGAGTGCCTTGTGCTGCTCCGCTGTTATTCCACGATGCTTGTGTGAAAAATATGAAGTTACCAGCATAACTCGCACCTGTACCAGATGCTGTAACAGTGGTTGTGACGTTTGTATTAGCGGCCTGTGTTGCATTGGCTGCAGAGCTCATAACTATTCTTGTATAGTTTACACTTCCAACTCGAGCATACGACGAAGTAATACTGGCAATAGTTTGGCCGCTGATAACAAATGTAGTTGCACTTAGAGTATCACCTACTGCTATACCTGCCGTGGTATTATCTGTATCTGTGATTAAGAAATCTGTTCTGCCGTTTACAAAAGCACTGGCATAGCCTGTAGAAATACTATTAGCACAGTTTACGCTCTGATTAACTCCAATTGGACTATTATTGTTAGCGTTAGCACTCATTACTATTCTTGTGTAAATGCTACCTAAGTATGCTCTTGTAATATTTGAAATAGTTTGGCCGCCGGTAACAAAAGTTGCTAGACTTAGGCTATCACCTATACGCAATGGTGTGGCTGTTAATAAATCATAGGCTGCGTTGGTAATGAAGAAATCGTTTGAAGTCGTCTGGAATGCCCTAGTTCTAAATGTAGTATTAGCGATAGCAGTTAAAGTTTGATTTACTGTGGCAAAACCTCTAGCCGTGATAGTTGTAGTTAAAGCGCCTTGGATTGTAGCAGTGGTAGTGGTCAAAGGAACACCACCCCAGTTGATAGATCCACCCAGTGCGATTTGAGCAAAACTTGGCTGTCCGCCGGCCGCTGCGCCACTTAAACCAGCCCAAGTAATATTGGTAGGATTGGTAGGATAATTCCTAGGATTAAGGATTCCTTCAACAACGATAGCACCTGTGCCAGTGTCGCTGGTAATGGCGATTTCATTCAATAATAATTGCGCCCTATTTAATAGATCTCTTTCTCCAAGATCGCCAACGATAGCATTGGAAACTGAAGGCGCTAATCGAATCATGAACGCGGTTTGTTTTGCCGTAGTAAGACTTAAACCGGTAGCAGCATAGTTAAAAATATATCCTCGATCTGAATCAAACAAGCCATCAGTAAGAAGAGCACTACCCCAGTGGCTGATCGTCGGACTTGTGGTACAACTCACTAGTGTAACGCCGGCATTTACTGAATGCGATTGTGCTGTACCTGCTGAGAACGTTCTATTCTGTCCTGCTGTAAATGCTAAGAATGTTGCTGATCTAGTCAATCCTTCTAGGGTGTTTCCATCTTTTCCAGTGTAGGAAATTAATTCATTATCTATGTAAATTGTTCCTGCGCTAGGAAATCTACTTGCATCCGTTAAATTCAAACTTGTGGCTGTAGAATTTATTGCTGCAGACAGTTTTGATACAGCACTTCTATTCTCCACTTCATATCTAACAGGCAAGTTTGCTGTACGCATATACGCTTCGGTATTTACGTTTGAATTTCTAATTCTATGTAAGAATACAAACTTACCGTCGGCGCCTCTCAACATAAATTCTATAAATCCGGCAGCATACCAAGAATATTGCATACCTAACATCTGCATACGCCAAGGTAAGATATCATAGCCACTGGGGCCGTTTCCGTCTAAAGTATCTACGTTCCAATCTCTCTGAGGAATGTACAACTCTTCTGTAATAGCAACTCGAGCGCCAGTAATTGATGTGGCTCCTCTCCAATCTGGGGCCACTGTCATCTGTGTATTGCTAGTCAATGAGGTTACTATATGGCTCATTCCTCTAATTACGATTTTGTCTCCTACTTTCAATTGCTCTGAAAAACGTGTTCCATTTCCGATAACTAAATTACTATCTGTGCTGATAGAAACTGTACCTGCTAATTGATTAGTACTGCTCCTTCTAACCACAGCCATTTCCTGCCCATCGTATTGATAAAATATACCATTTTGTTCATCAAATGCACCAATTCTAACCGTAGATCCATGCCAACGTTTTAATAAGACTTTACAGTCTGGTCCTAATTCGGCAGTAAGAGTACTCAATGCAACTAATGCTCTTACTCTAAATCTTCTAGCATCTACTATACTCTCTACAACATATTCTCCATTATATTCAAAACTTACCATACCGATAATTTCTATAACAGCACCTGGTTGAAGACCGTGATCTGTATCATCTAATGTTACCGTTATATAACTGTTAACTGTTAATGCGGCAGCAGTTGCGCTGGAAATATTATAACTAGGAGCAAATAATCCGCCGGTGGTATACATCATTCCCTTACCAGATTGATAACGGATATATTTTTTACTCTGACGTATTGCTTGAGATCCATGACTTGGATTACCTGTACCTAATTGAACTCCGCCGTCGAACGGTCTATGAGTAAAGAAACTATCTGGTCTAGCATAAACTACTCCGGTGATAGAAGATACTGAAGTATCAATAACACCAGTAGTTCTAGCCGGAAATCTGATCTGTGTCAAAGAAGGAACAGCAGTTACCACGTGAGGGCCTGTGCCTAACTGATGGTTAGCAGATGTAAGATCTATCTGAATTGAATCCGTATTTGTAGCTACTGCTAAAAATCTACCATATCCTACATAGGATGTATAGGCTATTTCTGAGTAGGCTGCGCTTAATCCTAAAGTTCTCGATGTAAACGAACCGGTTTCGCCAGTAAATGAAGTTAAACAAGTAGTGCTGCCGTTGGCTACTACTACAAATACATCATCTCCATAAGTTACTGAACTCCATGTGGCAGTGCTAGGCAGTGTGGCAGAAGTCCAAGTTGTTCCGTTGGTTGAAAATGCTGCGTTTGTTCCGCCGGATGCTACAGCAAAAAATCTATTATTACCATATGTTATGCTGGTCCAAGTAGCACTTGCAGGTAAAGCACCGGTAGCTACCCAACTTAAACCACCGTCTGGGGAATAATTTGCCACTGTGCCGCCGCTGGCCACAGCAACAAAATATGTAGATGTACCAATTAATCCTGCGGCCACGTCTGTCCAGGTAGTAGAAGTTGATAATGCACCCCCACTAACCCAATTTATTCCGTCTGTGGAGTATGCTGAGGCTGTTCCTCCAGATGCTACTGCTACGAATCGATTGTCCCCGAACGTTATAGAACTCCAGTTTGCCGATGCAGGCAATGTTGCCGATGTCCAAGTAAGGCCTCCATCGGTAGAATATGCTGCTGCTGTAGATGGGCCAGTTGCCACAGCCACAAAGTAATTTGTAAATGATATAGTGCCGGCAGCCACTGACTTCCAAGACGCCGATGAAGGTAGATTGCCGCCAGCAGTCCAAGTGCTACCGTCAGTTGATCTTGCACACGCAGTTGAACCAGATCTAACTGCTACATATACTCCTCCGAGAGCGGCCACGCCTGTCCAGGTTCCCGACGAAGGCAATGTTCTTGCCGTTGAAGATAATGTTGGGGCTGGCTGAGACGTACCTGTGTTAAGATTGTAGTTCCAGGTAATAAACCATGAGGTGTCAGAAAGTCTACCTGTAAAGTAGCGATAGCGCCAGTATTCAAAACTGTTCCGTCTGCAATAACACCGGTAGTTGCTTCACTGATGCTTAAAGTTGGATAAACAGTTATTGTATCCCCTGCAAATGGAGTTCCAGAAGCCGTAACTGATGTAATAACTCCTCCGCTTACTGCATCTACAAATAATGTACAGTCATTTAGTGTGGTCGCACCGTCTAAATCAGTACCAAGAATAACGATTCGATTGCCAATTTTGTATCCAGAACCGCCATCACCTGCAGAAGCCACAACTGCCGAATATATTCCGCCGTTTCTGGTAACATCAAATTCTGCTCCTGACCCAGCAGGTACATCATTCAAGCCAGCCAGAGCAGTATAAGTGGCATCTCCTGTACTACCAACTGGAGTTCCAACAGTTTCCCAATCGACTATCGTTCCTCCGGTTACACCATTAACTTGTATGACAATATCATTATCCGGAGTTGCACCTCCAAAACTAGTTCCTGCCCAGGTTACTGTATCTCCCGGAGAAAAATCAGTGCCGCCGTTGGCCAAAGATATAGCATAGGCACCTGTTCCGCCTGTTCTAACCACTGTGATTTCTGCACCGGCGCCCAATGCGCTAGTAGTGGAGGTTTGAGAAACGCTGGTATATGTTGCCCCACCAGTTATCGCTGTTCCTGAATAAACAAAGTTTACAATAGCACCTCCAGAATCTATACCGGTGACTCTTATGCTGATATCATTAGCAGGAGATGAACCGCCTACATCAGTGCCTGGAATTAATAAATTGTCTCCAACTGCATAATTTATACCATTAGATGTGCTATCTTCAGAATCGGTTACTGTATAGACACCGACGCTTCGGCTTACATTAAATGTCGCATTAGAACCAATTTGTGCTACGTTTGTTCCACTCACAGTTAAATTGGTATCGTTGGCGCCTTTGTAAGTTGCACCTATAGATGCAGACAGGGTTAATGTTGTTGATGCGATCGAATTAATAAATGCTGCCGATCCGGCAGCATCGAGGGCCATTTGTTGTTGCACTCCTGTTGCATTGACTAGGGTAACTGAAGTTGCCGCTGCGTTAGTTACTGGATCTCTAACATTGGCTACAACGGTGCCGCTACCAATTACTCCAGCAATTGAAGTTCCTATAGGTATAAAAGGCGAACCCGAAATTGGAGATCCGACCACAGGGGCCGATCCTGTAAATGCTAGAGAAAAACTACCTGAACTTGTAGAAAACTTAGAAGTTATAGAACTAGATGTTCCGTTACTAAACACTGAAAATGTCGGCTGGCCTATTGCAGCGCCGGTATAAAAACCCGATTGTCTTATCTGTACAAAAGAAGTATAAAGACTCTCACCTGTTGAAGTTCCAACCTTTGCTGATGCATAGTATGTAAAACTCACAGAAGAAGGAATACTATAAATTATAAAAGATCCTTCTGCTCGAGCAAATCCACTTGTGCTGGCATTCAAACCTTTGACTGTGATTGGCTGACCTACAGAAAATCCATGTACACCTGTGGTCGTAACCGTGATCAATGAAGAACCAAATCCCCCTGTATTAACCGAAGCATCTGTGGTGACGTTTGATACACCCAGATCTGTTCCCGGAATTTCAAAGACAGACGGATACATACGTATCTGTCCCAGCGCTTGCCATTTGGTAGGCTGTAGTCCGTATTCAAAGTCAGCATCAAGCATGGCCTGCGGAGCAGCAACACGCATACGCTCGATAGCATCTGTACCGAATTCCCAGGGTCTAATCTGTTGACTAGATTCTTCAACAAAAATCTGTAGTTCTGTGCCTGACGTTAATGTGCTAGTATCGTGACTTAAATCTAAAGTAGTTATTGTATCACTGGTCTGCCACCATGTGGGAAAATCCACATCTGTAAGTAATTCTCCGTTACTAGAACTTCTGCCTTGTTTGAACGAAGTTCTGGCAGAATTGGAAGGATCGGCAAAATTATAAAGAATTGTCCCAGAAGAAGTATCTGTGATTAATAGAAAACTACTGATATTATATTGTCCGATTATTCGAATAGAAGATACTCCCGGAACTTTTGTTGGCATGGCCGACAATCCGTCAGTAATAACATCCGTAAAGATATTCCACAATTCTGTATTACGTGCTGCTGCAGAGCCTTCGGCATTGTTACTTGTGAACTCTTGACTTACGGTATTACCATAGCTTGGTGTTACTGTTGTATTTGTAAAAATGTAGGTATTAATAATTGTTCTAAGATATGTTTGCGCAGTGGTTTCTGGGCTGACATCTCCTCGGATCTGCGGTTCACCGTCAATCCAGAAATAATCAGCAACTTGTCTACACTTAACATTTCCGCCATATCGTAAATCATGTAAAATAGCATCAATTTGAAAACCAACATCTCTGGTACATTTACTAGAAGCATATGTGTAACCTACATAGGGTGCAATGCTATTGGCTATCTGATTATTAATAAAAGCCACTACCTGGGCCTGTAAAAATGCTTTGTTTGCCTGTAGTAATGCAACGGCATTTGGCAGTAGATTATCGTCTTTGCTAATCCCTGGTTCAAATACGTATTTTTTTATCTGTTTCTTAGCCATTTATTTTTTTCCTTATGCTCCAAATGCAATAGCAAACGCTGATACTCTTGTGTCGACATAGTCTTTTCTTGTTAGATGATTAAGATCGGTAGGTTGGCTAGATGCTGTTGCTACAACAAATGCTGCATCGGCCGGCGTATTTTGTCCTATCTCTATATTATCTAAACTGCCTACTTCGGAACTGTTAATTACTAATGTTCCGTTATCTATGCTCAAAAAATTAGTTGATGCTATACCAATATATACATCTCCATCTACTTCTAATTTTTCTAATATACCTAAATTCTTTAAGTGACTGTTTGTAATAGTTGACGATAATGTTAAAACTGAATCATCATCTTCTATAATATTAAAAATTCTTCCAGTTTCTTGATCGGCAAACTGGATGTTATCTACAAACAAAACTCCATTAACAGTAGCATCTCCGTCAACTAATAGATTTCCATCCATTGTAACATTGCCAGAACTATCAACTGAAAAGCCCGGGCTTTGAAATCCGTTGTTTGATTTAAGTGGGGAATATTCTACTGTCATAATATCTCTTAAAGTTCGTTTATAACATAATAATAATTAGCACTGAAAATCATTTTTTTAGATCCCGCACCAATCGGAGACGCTAATAAAGTTACCTTAGAATCGTTAACGGTTGCTGATAAATTTATCATGTCGTCTTGTAACGATGTTCTTCCATAAACAGTAAGTCCTGCCGCCGAAGGCCCTGCAACAACTAAACATTTGATTATTTCTTTGTCAACGCTGCCACCGTCTACGCAGATAGTATACTCGGCAGACATGAAATCACCGATGTAAAATTCATCTACTACAGTATCAGGAAAAACCTCAACCCAAGGCCCTTTGTAACTGAAATTTACTCCATTGTTAAATTTCAGAGTTCCTTTTATACCTCGCAAAAAGTAACGTGCAAAATCCATATTAATCCAGTTATGTATTGAATATTTATCATAAACACAGATACTAGTTAATTAGGAATTTTAATTATTTTTTTATATTCTGGAAGATAAAGGTATTCTATATCGCTTTTTGCCAGCGTTTCTACAGCATCAAACAGGGTTTCAACTAATGGATCTCCCCCTAGGTTAAAGCTTGTATTGAAAATAATCGGGCAACCCGTTTTTTCGTAAAATGTTTTTATGAGTTCGTAATAATGAGGATTTTGCTCCGGGGTTACAGTTTGTATTCTACAGGTTCCGTCAACGTGAATGATACTGGGGATTTTTTCCTCAATTCCGGGCTGGCAATTTACAGCATACATCATATAAGGCGTGTCCTTCATTCCGCGAAGATCAAACCAATCGTGTACATGGTCCTGCATTATAGACCCTGCAAAAGGACGGAAATATTCTCTTCTTTTTACCTGATTTACATAATCCTTGCCATCCGTGAATCTAGGATCAAAAAGAATGCTGCGATTACCCAAAGCACGAGGACCATTTTCGCTTCTCCCTTGGAAGAGAGCCACTATGTTTTTATTGACCAAAAGTTCAACTACATCTTGATGGCTAGCATCTGATATTTCTGCATTATGGCTAGTTTTGAACGAATCGATTTCCTCAACAGAGTAGCAATATTTGAATCCTAGATAAAGTCCGTCTTTAGAGTAATCTACTTGACTGCGAGGAAACAATGTTTTATAAAACATCAATCCCGCACCTATGGCTGTTCCTGCATCGTTGCTTATAGGTTCAACATATATTTCTATACCGTCTTCTTTTAGATGTTTTAGATAGTAATAATTAGCCACACAATTTAATCCATATCCGCCGCTGATCACTACTTTTTTCTTACCGCTTTTTTCAACAGCAAGTTTAATTAATCTAAGCACCTGCTCCTGAGTCTGGGTCTGGCAGGCATAGGCTAGATCTCTACGATTGTCTAGATAAGTTACATCTTTTTGATCGCCCCAAGAAACTTGTACAGCACTATCTTCAAGATATGAAAACAGCCCGGAATTAACCACAGCACCGTTTGGATAAGTTGGGACTATTAAATTTCTGTTAGATAAAGGAGATATACCGCTATTGTCAAATAATCTTGGTATATCTGTGTTTTCTTTTCCGTAGGGAAATAGTCCCATGGTTTTTCCGGCTTCTATACTAGACCATCCGCAATATTGCGTTACTGCTTCGTATACTTTTGTTATTCCTGCTCTGTCTGTAATTAGCACTTCGTGTGTTTGTCCGGGTTCGTCGTAAATGGTGCTATCAAAGTTTTTAATCAGGGCGCCAGAATTAGGACCTCGCAATCCTATGTGTTTGTATAAGGTAGTGAAATTACTAGGATATGAGCAATCATAAATGCTTTCAGTTTCCCATCCAATAACCTGTTCGCCGTTTATATTCAAAGGAATAAATGTTCCAGCACCGTCTACAATCAATGCCACTGCATCGTCAAAACCCGAACGATAAAAAGCACAGGCAGCATGCAATTTGTGATGTATATGACTTAAATCTTTTACTTGCGGATGATTATACGGATTTTCTTTCCTACTGATCAATCCTAGTTTTCTAGCTAATCCAGTATAAACATCGTCGCCGCTAAAGTCTACTCGCCCCGCAGTGTCTTTTAGGGTTTGGGTATGTGCTACAACCAAATAATCAATTTTGTCAGTGTAATCTAGGATCTTTAACATAGCGGCATACGGTCCGCCATCGTATTTGTGCCGACTTAATCTTTCTTCTTCTATGCTGAACACTATTTCACCGTTTTTCAATAGGCATACACTGCTATTATGTCCCCTTGCTATGGCTGCTATCCAAATATCTTTTTGCATATATTTTCCTTAAAATCCATTAGGCCAACCTGGCCATACCATTTTCTTAACCGAGTCTGGAAAGTTTGCCCTTTTCGCTAGAGCCAATTCAAACATTTCTTTATTGAATCTCATCTTTCCGTGCAATTCATGGACTGCACCTGCTAATTCTTTCGCTGCATCCAGGGTTTGTGTTGATAAATTTAATTTATCCTTTAATTCCTGTTCTAGCCATAAAAGGCTTTGATAAGGAGAAGGATGGATATCAAAAAACTTGCCACCAGGTGCTACTGTGTCGTCAAACTCAAAAGTCAACTCTAGGTGCTGCTGCGCTTTTTTTTCAATGGGCATCAGCCAGTGATTTGAATTGTCAGTCCATATCTTTTTTTCGTAAAATTTTAGTTCAGGAATAAGGTCCCAAACAAAATTTTCTCCCATAGATTCTATCTTTTGTCTATTTTCATTGGGTTTTTCGCCGTATCCAGGACCGTCACGTAAGTCTTCTCCTAGATTTCTTATATCTCCTATACTGGTCATGTACCATTCGCACCCGATTGAATCTAGAAATCCCTGAGTCATGCTGACATTATTAAGAGTATGCATAAGATATGCAGGCTCAAAGAAAAAAGTGTCCACCCATTTTTGATCGTAAAGAGAAGAATTGATATAGTTAAAAATACTGCCAGCGGTTTTCCATCCAGCCCTGCGTTCTGGTAAACTTATCTGATGATACCAATCATTGCGGAGATGGCTACTCCACTGTACAATGATTAAATCATCTTTGGTAAAAGTATGTCTATTATTTGCTTCAGAGATACGTTCTGCTATGGCTCTATTACCAATACCCGCTAAACCCCAATTATAAAATTCATCATACTCGAGAGAGAGAAAATTTGACCATAGAGGCCACGAATAACTAGTATAACTGCAACCAAATGCAAAAAATCTTCTCATTTTAAAATCCCATGATATATGTAGGCCATGTCATTTTTTTTAAATCTTTATCAAAAAAATTAGGGTCAAACAGTTTTTCGGTAAATTGCATCTTGCTCCATTTAAATTTTTCAAAATGTTGATCTACTTTATCTGATATTTTGTAAGAAAAATCTATTGATTCTTGAGAAAGATCCAATTTATTTTTTAATTGACTTTCTATCCATATAGCATGTTGTCT